TATATCATTTGCCCAGATAATTTCTGCACCAGCTTTGATAAAGCCTAAGTCTACTCCACCGCAACCTGAAAATAGTGATATTACTTTCATTTCCTTTCTCCCAATTTTACTAATATAACCACATAAAGGGTCACTATTATTATTGTTTCAAGATAGTTCAATATCTCTTCAATTGTATTGCTTTTGCCTATTATTTTCAAATATCTGTTCCAGTCTCTGCGACTGCATGGTTTATCATATCCGCCCATAAAGCGTATGTGAAAATCTTTGTGAAATTTACGCTTTATGAGCACCAAGTTTTTTTGAGAGTATCGTAGGTGTGGCTTGGTCGATGCGTCTTCAATATGATGCACATCCATTAACGCCCACTTTTTACCAGATATGGCACATTTTCCATTGTGTAGTTTTTGGCATTTCTTTTTTGCTTCACGCCATCTTTTTGACTGTCTCCAGTCTTGTTTCTTTTTCCGGTTTAGCAGGTAGTTTGTTGCGACTCCTGTGGCTGTTACCAAAGAGTGTAATAATATGCTCATCTTGCATACAGCCTTGTCTGTCGTATTGTTTTCATCGTTATTTTATGTGCTCTAACAAGTATCACTTCATACATATCTGTTCTAAAAATACACTCATATCTATACTGATGATAGATGCCGTATTCGTTTTTGATTTTCAGATTATCACCTGAAAAAACAGCGACGTGATGTGCCAGGTTTTTTTCATTGAAAAAGTCACCGTCAAACGTTTCAAACCAGTATTCATGTTGTGCGTTTTGTTCTACAAAATGTCTTACTGATTTTTCACATATTTGCTTTGCCGCGCCGGTGTAATATGGCTCGTCCACACCTGCAAAAAGCAATGTTGCTATCAAAAGCAGTGCTATTTTTCTCATTCTTGTTTCCTTGTGTTGAAAATGCTCACGGACGGCGTACGGCTGGGGCTTGGACGGCATTTGGACGAGTCGTCCGTCCGTCCGTCCGCGTCGTCCGTCCACCCGTCCAGTCCTAAGGACGGCGGTGTTTTTTTGTGTTTGTGTTTTGCGGAGTAGGGGAGGGCTACCCTGCTCTTTTTTGTGCTTCTTTTATGGCGATCTGTCTGCACTTGTGATTTGCTTCGGCAACCATTTTCCCTAGCTCACTGTTTGGCATAGAAAAGCCTTCATCATAGATGCCTGATTGTATGCCTTGATTGATGATATTCCTTGCCCTGTCTCGACTAACGTGCGGAAACTTTGTATCGGAATATCCGTACTCATTCCAAAAGTCTTTATAGACAGAAAAAACAGCATCTTCGACAATTTTTCTTTTTAGAGTTTTTGACAATCCTTCGTCAGAATCCTTTATTGAAAATGGAATAGGCTTCTCTTTTGCAGGTGCTTCGCTTGTCACAATTTTCGCCGCTTCCTCTTCGATCTTGTCTATCTTCTTTTCAAGAACCGGGAACAGTCTCACTATCCACTCTTTTGCTACAAAATCATCCTCACTGACTACAATCAAAATCCCATGTATGAAATAGATCATAGCCATAAAGATGACAACATCATGCGCCCACTTTTCAGCCTGTGCAGAGAAAGACAAAAGTTCATGTTTTTGTTTGCTCTTGAAGTTCTTTTCAATCTGTTCAATCTGCTTGATAGCCATTTTTTCCACTTGGGAAAAAAGATCTATGTTTTTGTTCCGTTTCGCTTCAATGCGATCCTCAATGGCTTTTAGTTGTGCCAATGCTTCGGCTATCTCTTTGTCAGCTTTTTTGGTTGTGGCGTGTTTGTAATTCTTGAGACGGAACTCTTTTTCTTTGACAGCGGCATCGTACTTTTGTTTCAGCTGAGTGATCATCAAGCGATCAGCTTCACTGCCCTCGTACTTCTCCCATTGCTCTATCTTCTTTCGTGCTTTGCGTTTTGCTTCGACTGCACTTTTGTAGCCGTCGATATCTTTGTACTTCAAAGCATCTTTTTTCAAATAGTGAGATTGTAGATAGCTTAGTCCGTATGCAATCGATGTCTTTTCGATTTGAAATGTCATAAATATAACCGCCACGATGGTGGCAAAGTGCCAGAAGTTCTTAAAACCGACCAGCACCCCGACACCTCGACGGTGTATATCCACAAACACGGCTGCAAGTGCTATCTCTAGCGCAAATACAAACACTTCCAAAAAGATAAGCCATCCGTCCTGTTCTGCCTTGACAAACTCCCCTATGAGTGACACCGTTGCAGAGATGAGAAGAAAACTCATCCCGACAAACGACAGAAACATCAGGATTGTTGCAAGGTTGTCGAAGGCGTTATTGAAGCCTTTCGCGAGATCTTGTTTTTCCACCTATTCCCCCTATACAGTAGTAAACCACAGCGATTGCGCCCAATAATGTAAGGCACACTGCTATCAAAAAATCAATCATATTTAGGTACTTGCACCACTTTTCCGTTTTTCAGTCTTGCGACTGTCTGCGGTCTGATGATGGTTGTTTTCAAGCACGCTATTTCCTCCACAGGTGAATCAACGATGATCCCGCCTTTCCCAAGGACTGCATAGAGTCCTTTTAGCTTTGTGTTAGACATGCTTTCTCCTTGATGTTTAGGTCATATTGTTTGAGTTCTTCAATGAGCTTTTCGGCATTTTCTCTTGCCAGAGTTGCTTTCGTTTCATGCCCTAGTACCATTGGTAGCAAACCGTAAAACTTTTTATATGAGATAAACTCTATCGTTTCTAGTAATTCTTCTTTTGTCATTTTTCTTTCTCCCATAATTCTCTACTTGGAAACTTCGGTACCTCAATACCTCGACTTGCAAAAGCAGAGGTAACTACATCGATGACGGCATCAAGCTCTTTTCGCATCAGTTTCGTTGTTGAACTTATCCCCGGTGCGACTGCTTTCATGGCAGGTTTGAAGATAGTCTCTTTGACCAGCTCCATAGTCCACTCGATCTTGTGACCGCTGAAAACGCTTGTCATATACATTCCTTTGCTGTTTAGTGTGTCGGCGATCATTTTGCACCAGAGATGAAGTGCCGAGTTCTGTTTGGTTGTGCGTATGTCAAGATTTTTGATGTCTATGACATAGACGGCGTTTGAAAACCTTTGCAGTCTCTCTTCATCGTCTTCACTGTATGGGTATAGTGTGTTACCCTCTTTTATCACTTGGATCTTCATATTTCTCTCTCAAATCCCCGCCGTATTCTCTCCAGTTCTTCTCTCCGAAGTGTTCCGCCATTTTCTGCTTTACTTTGTCGCCGTTTGTATGGATATCCATGTGGCATACCATACAGATGCACATCAATGTGCGGTCGTCTTTGTGTGCTCCAAAACGTGCATGGTGCGGTGTGGAGATGTCAGAGTCTCCGCACAACTGGCAATGTCCTATCGCCATGATGCGGTTTTGATACTCCTTGTAGTCTGCCGGAGTGAATTTACGAGGGTTGATCTTTTTGTTTTTGTGTAGCTGTTTTCGTTTGTCGTAGATGCCGTAGTCAGGTACACTCATTGTATAACACCTATTTGATGCCTTTTGAAGTATTCTTCAAATCTTTTGTTTTCTTCTTTTAGCTCGTGAATTTCTCTTTTGAGTTTTTCTTTTTCCCAAAACATAATTTGCATTTCATCTCTCAAGTCTTGAACTTTTAGAGATATGCACCACTCTCTTAGCGTGTCTTTTATTTTATTTAGCATATACAACCTCCGCATTTTTCAATATTTTCAAAACTGCATCTTTTGTGCTATTGCCTATATGTACAGGTATCAGTTTTTTGATATTATTCTTTTCAACAAATTCAAGTGCTTGTTGAACACTCAAGTGTGAGTTCATAGCACCTTTCAGATGCGTAAACTCTCCGTTTTTTTTGGCTTCCTCGATGATGAAAATAGCCTTATTTTCATCGTGATTACACTCAATAGTTGCAGTGTCATAATCTTTAGCTTCGATACCGTCAAGATGTGCCGTGTCTGTTGCATGAAAGTGTTTGTGTCCGTTTTTAATTATTCTCCATCCAAAATTTGGCACATCATGAAATAACTCCACCGCTGAAACCAAATAATCTTCAAGCCCATAAACTCTATTTGGTAACACTACGAAAATATTACGTTTTGGTATGCCTACTTTATGGAGATGTTCAAATAAAAATTCACCGCACACAAATACTGTATCTTCGTTATTTACATACAGTTTTCTGATCGTATCAGCTCTGAAGTGATCCCCGTGAATATGTGTCAATAGCACTACTTCGATTGAGTACTTTGACAGTTTTGAATATGGCAATCCAGCATCGATCAAAATTTCATCGTCGATCAGGAAGCCGTTACCGCTGCTTCCCGTGTCAATAACATCTATTTTCATTGTGGTATCTCATTGATATTGATCTCTTCGACTTCTGCATCAATGGTATTATCTGTAAACGGATCTTGTTGCTGTACAGGTTGCTGTTGTGAAGCTCTTGGCGCATCGTCATTTCTCCATGCTTCATCTTCATCTATCATCCCTCCTAAATCTTCTGCAAAAGTCTCTCTAAGCGCTCTTACCAGTGCGACCTTTTCGACCATTGTTGCGCCTTTCGTTGCCCAGTTTGAGTTAAGCTCACCGTTGTTTTTTCGCTGAGCCACTTCGCTAAATGAAACAGTAATATATGTAGGATGCGCCCAGTCTTTACGATACACTTTCGCCCACCCACCTACAACTTCTTCGCCCTGCAGATGGAAAGTTCCTCGTCTTGCTTCTATGGAACCGTCCTCTTTTTGCACGATAATCCCCTGTTCTCTGCCGTCAAACTGTTGGTGGTTGATTGCTCTTTTTAGGATTGCATCTTTACCGACAACGATTGTTGCCGGGCTGTTGCCATACTTGATAATATATGCTTCTTTTAGAAACGGGTTTAATTTACGCGCCTTACAAAGTTCGGTAAACATCTTAAATTCAGGCATCGTGATTTGCTGCCCGTTTGTGAGATACTCTGTTACTATTTTAGGAGATAGCTTAATCTCTTCTCCTCCAACATCAAATTTTACGATCACATCTTTATTTTGATTCATAGCTGATACCTTTTTCGTTCATAAATTGTTTTAGAGCTTTGATTTGCTCAAGTGTTGCAGTTACTGTGAATGAAGCCTTATATTTTTTCACTTCATTTTGCGATGGTGCTTCTGGCTTTTTTTCTTCGTGTTTTTCTATTACTTCATTGATTTCCTGCTGTGCTTTTGTGCGTTCTTCTGCTAATCTTTTTCGTTCCTCTTCTTGCTTTGCCTTTTCTTCGGCAGCTTTTTTGATAGCTTCTTCACGCTCTATCTCTATATTTGTTTCAGAGATTGCACGATTAAGATCTTTTGAAATTTGAAACTTTGCCAAAACTCTTTCGCTATTTGGTAGTGTTTTGATTGTCTCTACTGCATTTGTGATATTTTCAAGATATGCGTCTATCTCATCTTTTAGTTTTTTATCAGATGCACTTCTTGTGATCTTTAGTTCCATATCATCAAAAGAGATAAAATCAAAAGTATTTTTCTCGTTGAAATACTCTTTTAGCGCATTGATTTTTTTTGTCAAAAGTTCATCTTCAACAACAGAAGCTTTTTCTTTTAGTTTTTTATCTGCTTCCTGAAATTGAGATGAGATGTGTTTTTTGTATGCCGCTTCAAAATCGTTATATGGCTTCAAGATTAGTTCTTTGACCATTTTTCGCTTATTTTCAAGCTCTTCAAACTCTTTTCTGACTGCTGATCTTGTAGATTTGATAAGTTTCAGATTGTGTTCGCTTGGCTCGATGTTATCGATGTTAAGTTCTGCCAGTCTTTGCGCGATCTCTTTGCCTTTTGCTTCGATCAAATCATACGCGATGATAGGTTTCTGCTTAAGTACGATGACTTCGCCTTTTGGGTTCATTGGTTTGCTCATTGTTTTACTCCTTTGAAAATCTTACGATGCTTTTTGTCCTGCTCTTCCAGTTCGATGATGTCTGCCATCTCTTTTTGTCGTTTGTGTTGTCTGTACAGAAGCACCACAATCAAAACTGCGTATATGAAAGCCAGAAGCATAAAGCCATGCATGATCATTGTGTCATGTGCTGTTACCGAATTGTTAATTTCATAAACAAAGGGTTTCATAATGCCCCCTTTGGTAAACTTTTGTTGTCTCTGTTTTGAGATGGGTTATTTCGAGACAAGGCACAATCTACGATGAGCTTGTCAAACTGTTCGCGCGGTGTCAGGCTCATCGTTCCTCTTCTTTGTAGTGCTTCTTTGAGTTTCTCTTTGTTTACGATCTTTAAAAGTGTTTCTTCCGGTATAAGTACGCCTTGCAGTTTCATTTTTTCTCCTTTCTGATTTTGTTTCGTGTCTCGAAGTCTCTTACTACTTCCATATGCATTTTGATGATGGAATCTCTTACGCATTTCATCTTTGCCGCTTTCGGCATTTTGGTTACCATTGTCATTGTGCTTTCTCCAATTCTGTTGGTTGTGTTATCATTCCAAGAAGTGCAGTTTTTAAATCAAACTTGATATCTTCCCGCTTTGTGATCTCGTCTTTGATGTAGTCAAAAAGGATTTCATCATCGACGTGTATGTCTTGCTCTTTTAGGGATGAGATAAGTTCGTTTAGGAATACATCTAAGCTGTTTTCTACCTCTTTCTTAATGATCTGTTCTTGTACGCCTGTAAATGTGTTTAGTGTGTCCCATTCGTCAAAGTCTTTGTAACTCATGTGTTTCCTCCTTTTGTAATTTGTACTACGCCATTTTCAAAGTAGTTATCTAAACCCCCTTAGCCACCACATAAAGGATAAATCTATGAAAAGTGTAAATCGTGACCGTGCATTAAATGTTCTTACAAGGAGTGTTTATAGATGAAAGTTTGGTATGTATAATTTGCGCGTGTTTCCACAACGCTTAAGCATAGGGGCTTAGATAAATACTATATGGAGATTGTTTTTATTTTTTGACTACTAGGTTCGCCGCCGTTCGCTACCTGTAACGCTTTTTCGAGCAGTCCCCCGACACTGAGGACATCCGACACTATGCAAGGTGCCTGGATCAGGAATTTTAACAATAAGTTTTTAAATAACTTGCGGATCAATTTCACCGCTGGAAACGATTTCTTTCGTTTCGTTACTGTAATGGTAATATTATTCCCCTTAAAAATAGATTAAAAATGGTAATTTTTTTCCCTTTTCCTGTTTTTCACTTCTTTTCGATACTTTTTCGCTGTGTTTTGGTGGATGGGTAGAAAGTTAAATAAAAAGCAAAATGCGCTTTTTGTTTATGTTGATTGGATAATATGGAAAGTGCTAATGATATAGTAGAAAGAGACGATATAGATGAAGAGAGGGAAGGGCTGCAAGACACCTTCCCCAAAGTGATGTGATTACTTGTCCAGCAAAGAAATCAAGTAAAGCACATGTGCAGCAATCAATGACGTATACGCAACGATACGCAAAAACTCTATGTACATTGCAAGGTGCATTGTCACCTCCTATCATAATATAGTTACGCCTTCAACCGCCCATGCCCAAAAAAAAAAGCCCCACACTCGTAAGAGCGCAGGGCTTGTGAGGTGACATGTAGCTGCTTGCAGACAGCCTACCACCGACAATTACATAGAGTTTCGTGCGCCATACTGCTGCTATGATGACGCAGAGTCTCCAGTGCTGAAGAACTCTAACAATAATTATATAATTCTAAATATTAATTACTAATTAATTTATCAAAAAATGATTTTATTTTAATTTAGGTGCTCAAAATAATAATTGTTTTGCTTTCTTTATAAAAACTTGATATAATTTTTTATATTTTTTAAAGGAGGCTTTCATGAATTTGAGTGTGTATAAGTTGGCAATAATTTCTTGTTTGGTATTTGCAGGATGTGGCGGTGGTGGAGGTGATGGCACTACATCAAATGATTTTTCACCATTAGAGGATAAGGGATCGATTGCAGATACTGTTATCCCTGATCAAAATACTTCTGTTGTTATTCCTGACCAGCAGACAGGGGCTGATCAAGTTACAACAACGCTTACGCAGCAAGAGAAAGAGCTACAGGCTTTGCAAGTATTAGCAGGTAAGACAATGGTCATAAACTATAGATACGGATCAGATCACAAACATACACTGAACTTCATGGATGCACCTGAAAAGTCAGATAAGGAGAATTTCAAAGCTTTTATTGGTGGAGAAATGGACAATGGCTACACTTTTGTATGCACAACAACAGATAAACTGAAAGAAATAGCTAACGATATTGGTGCAAATACTTATGATGACTATAGCTATACATGCGTATGGTATGATGTTCTTAAAAACCAAAACGGTATTCTTTTTAATGTGTCGGATGATGGCGTAGTAGGTGGGTTTGAATATGCCTTTTCTTCGGATAATATATTTGTAGAATTTTTAGACGGGTTTGACGCTACTTTAACAGATAGTTATATTTACTGATCATCGCTCCCGTTTGACTGCGGGGGCTTTGGGTCTGATGATTTTGAAACATAAACGATATATGTAACCATACCAACCAGCGCAACAGCAACAACAGTTTTACCCAACAGTGCAAGATATATAGAAGACCCAATACCGAATGCAGCCAAAACCCAAAATCCTATCTGACCAAGATATGTGGCAATGTGCCTGAATTTCTGCTCTCTTTCAGCCATAGCCATTATCCTGCTAGGAAATGTTTTATCAATGCTTTTGTAGCCTCTCATTTCATCAGGATCAGGCAATGGTGCTGATCTTACAAGTCTTCGTTCAAGTGTGATATTATTGTTTTGCGCCGATACGCCTTCGTTTTGTTCTTCTAAATGAATCTTTTCTTGTTTTTCTATTGCGTGTTGTTTTTTCATCTGTTACACTCCTGATAGCAACTCGAAAATCATTTCCTATATTTTCCATATCTGTATATAGGTTGTTTTTGTTAAAATCAGGAGTGCCTGGAATGATTGCATTTTTTGCGCCAGATATAATATATCGTAAATAATTTTTCACAGCATCTCCTTTTATTTTTCATATCGACTATCTATAATTTTACATTATTTTCGTTAACCAAAACTTCATGAATTCTTATTTTGGTTCTTTTTGTATATATTTTTGAAAAGTAGTTGCAATCATTAAAGAGTTTCTTTGTAGAGTCGATATAGAATACAGAAGAGACGGGGAAGCTGCTGTAACAACTCCCCCGAAACTGTTTACTTGCTAAGAAGTAAAACAGCGTGAAGCATACTGGCGATCGTGAGTGCCAGATATGCAAAAAGACGTAACCACTCGATTAGTTGTACGATGTGCATTTTGCACCTCCTGGTTTAAGATGTGCGTCTCTCCCGACACATGCATTCCCTTTACCAATACCCAGCACAAAAAAAAAGCCCCACACCCCTGCATGAGAGTGTGGAGCTGTATTGGAGGTGCGGTTACAGCCACATCTTCCAAGCTAATCGAGCTTTGGCGCTTTTCATCACCAGAGCTACCAGATGGTAAGCTCTAGCGTAATTATACTATCTTTATATTAGAAATTAATTAAATAAATTTATGTAAAATTTATTAAAAAAGATATTAATCGTTTTCCTTTCTAACCGCCAAAGTCCCGTAATGTTTCAAATGCATAAATAATTTACCGACCACTTTCAAGTCTATTTTATCTTTTACGGTGTTTTTCACGCGGTATGTCGCATTGTCAGAGATGATATCTATCCCTTTTTCTCCCCGAAACTCCAAACGCTTAAGCTGTACCGATCCATCCATATCGACCAGATAGATACCGCTTACCGGGTAAAACTCACGATCTGCCACCAGCTCTATCAAAACCCAGTCGTTGATACCGATGGTAGGCTCCATCGAGTCGCCGACGATCTGGAAGAACATCAGGTATTTTGGGTCTACCCCGTTTAAAAATCTTTTGGCTATGGCTATCTTTTCACTTTCATGCAGGTGTTCAGGGTAGAAGGCTTCACTTCCTGCACCTGCTACGGCATCTTCAAAGAATGGGATCTCTATGGCATCTTCACAGGTGATGGGGGCGTACTGTTTTATTGCTTGTTTGAGTTTTGCGGTGGGGGATTTTATGAGTTCGAGGGCGATTTGTTCTTTATCTTCAAAAGAATCAGTGTATAAGTCAACAATAGATACACCTAATAATTTTGCAACAGTTGGAAGGTCATTAGGTTTAGGATAGCTTTTGCCTTGCCTCCATTTTTTAATAGCATCTTCTTTTACCATAACACCTGACTGGTTTAATACTTGTAAAAATTCTTTATTGCTTCCATATTTCTGTTTTATTAGCTTATCAAGCTTCCTAGAGTCTATAACATTCATAAAAATCCTTTTTTATTAAGGTAATAATATTACCACAAAAAAAGATAATAAAATTCCCTTTTTTCAGCATCAATTAAGGGGAAAAATATTACCATTTCAACATGAAACAAAGAAATAGCAAAAAAGCAACACTGGCAAAACGCATGAGCGAAGCTTTGGGCGTATCTGTAAACATGGCTTACAAATACATTCGCGGCTATTCCTCATTGTCGTGGGAGCAGGCAAAGACGTTAAAGAACAAGAGAGTTATCTCATACAGGGATCTGGAAAATATAGATTCCTATTTGAATAATGGTAACTAAATGACGCTAAAAAGTAAAGATAACTTTACAATTAGTGTCAATAATTAAATAATTTTAATTTCTTAAAGGAGGTTGTTATCAAAAAATCTAAGGTTTCCCACTGTTGTTCACAGGCGTGTTTGCGTCGTTTGCGTCGGAAAGCTGAAGCTTCAGTTCTTGCAGCAAAGCAAGCATCTGAGTTTGTATCTCGTGCACTGGAGGAAGCTGCTCTGCAAGCCGGTCAATCATCTCGTCGCATTGACGGGAAGAAATAGTACCAGAGTGCTTGAGTGCTATGAGGAGCTGCGAAACAAGGTTGAAAGATGTGATGGAGTAGGCAGCATTTTGATTTTGCAATTTTTGCATATCTGAGAAAAGTTGTTCAAGCTGGTTCATTGTGATGTCCTTTGTGGTTGATTTGGTTTGGAAATAAAATCATATCACAAGGGACTTTAGAGTGAATAGTCTTGTCTCGAAATAACCTCATAACCAAGTGGTTATGAAAATGCTTGAAGCGATGGCAATTTACATCGCCTTTCGCCTCCTTTAGGCGGTGAGGTTGCCATCTTTTGAGGCATTTGTCTCACGGTTGCACCGGTATGGAAGCTACCAACAAACTATACCGGTGCGTTACACAAGGTGCTCTGAAATTTTACCAGAGCTTACATAAGAGCCTTTACAAGACCGCCTGCTCTTGCCCTCCTACAGGTTTGGGGCGGTCGTCTTGTAAGGCTTAAATCCTGTAGGAGGATTTTATGAGTTTTAAATTAGTAGGACAAGCGTTTGATATTCCTTTGAAAGGTAATGACAAATTAGTATTTTTAGCTCTTTGTGAATATGCAAATGATGACGATTACACTTGTTACCCATCCATCAATACGCTTATGAAAAAAGCAACAATATCAAAAGGCGGGCTATCTTATTGTTTGAATGTTCTTGAAAACTTAGGACTCATAAGCAGACAAGCAAGAAGAAGAGAAAACGGCAGTTCAACTTCTACACAATACACAATAAATTCATCTATGGAGTTCGATCAAAATCTGTATAAAAACAGAAAAGATCTTATCCAAAAAGTTGAGCAAAGTTCAGAAAGTGAACAGGGTAGCAAAGTTCAGAAAGTGAACACCCCCTGTTCAGAAAGTGAACACCCAAAAGGGGGGCAAAGTTCAGAAAGTGAACACCTTGAACCCTTAGCTTATTCTCTTAACCCTTACTCTAACCCTAAAAAAAGTAAACCAAAAAAGTTTTTCATTTTCGCTAAACAGACTCACAGCTTTTGAAAATCTCTCAGAAGATTACAAGCTCAAATTAAGAGCATACGCCATCAAAAAAGATCGTGCGTTTTTGTTCGATGATTTTGTAAATTATCACGCCGCTAAAGGCTCCAAGTTCAAAGACTGGAGCAGGGCATACAACACGTGGGTGTCAAACGCGAAAAAATACGGTGAGACGATTACAGCTCCAAAAGTTATCACGCTCAGCAAAGGAGAAGCGTATCTTAGCTTTGACGAAACAGAAGCAGCGTATGAGGATCTTGCGATCGTCAAAGTAGCTGCAACAAACAAACACATAGAAGACGAACAAAGCGAAGATGCACAAATGGCACAACAGGTGGCTTCACTGGCAGGATGTGCGTTCAGGAGAGTGTCATGATCTACACGAAACTTGAAAGAGAACTAGCGGCGTTTTACGGCTTCACACCAGAACAGGTGAAAGGGTGCATCACAGCATTTAGCCACATCGACAGACTCAGCTTTATAAACAGTGTCAAAGAACTAAACAGTGTCCACGTCTCAAAAAACGGGGATATATACCCTTTGCCTACAAAAGTTTACGAAGCAGCCTATAAGCATCTTGCAGCAGGTAGAAGAATAGCACTGTTCTTCTCTCCGATGCTGCTTGAAAAAAATATTTGGAAGTTCATAGACGAGCTTATCAAAACCAACACACAGCCAAAAGAGTTTTACATCGACGGGACGCTTATGATCAAAAAAGAAGATGAGAGAAACTATACGGAAGTTTCTTATGGAGCGGCGGCATGAGTGCAAACAGAGAAAAAACTAAAAAGAAGAGTGAAACATGAAACAACCAGGACAAAACAGTTGTGACTATTCAGAGTCTCATATTAAAAAAATGTACAACCACACAGATGAGAAGTGTGGAGAATTTAAAAAGGACAAAAAATGATAATCGATTTAAACGGCGTTGAAGTAGAAGACAGAAGATACATCAAGCAACCGGGGCAGTACATCCTCAAAGTTGTCGAAGTAATCGAAGATGGACGATCAAAAAACGGCAACCAGATTTTAAAGATCAAGTTTGTAGATAAAAATGGACAAATCATTTACGATGAGATTGTTTTGACACAAAACTCGCTATGGAGACTGAAACTCGTCACAGATGCACTTCAGATGCCAGCCGTTGTGGATACACAAAAGATGGTCGGTCGGTATGTGATCGGTCATGTGGAACTTGAAAACTATACGAACAACGCAGGACAACAAAAGACAAAAGCTGTCATCAAACAGTATGAAAAAAGCAAACTGACCAAGCCGATGGAAGAGATGCCGGACGCATCACAGGCAGTGAAGTTTAACGAAGTTCCTGTAGTGCACGACAACAACTATCCGACACCTGATATTACAGATGATGAGATACTGTTTTAGTGAGTAATAAAATGGTTGAACTGTATGACTTTAAAAACGAGGTTGTTGAGATGTTGGAAACAAGAGAAGGCACAGAAAAACAAAAAGATTCACTCCTGAAACTAATGACATATTGTTTTCAGGAAGGATACAAAGCAAAAGAGAAGCGGGACAAAAAAATCAAAAGCGCGAACATAGAGTTTACCAGCACGAAAAGGCAGGAGTTATGAGAATAAACACAGATATGACATACTGCAACTCAAAAGACTGCATTCACAGAAGAGGTTGTAAAAGATGGCTTGGAAACTACGATCAGAAGGATGTTGAAAAACAACCTAGATTATGGATGCTGAGCGACAAAGAGTGTATGCAAAACGATTATTACGATCTGATCCGGTTTCGAAACAGCGACGGGAGTGAAATATGATCAAATGCCGCGATATACTCCCTCCGTCGATAAACAACTACTGGAAACCGAAAGTTGTAAATGGCAGGTATACAGGAAACTACATCACGCAAAAAGCTAAAGATTTCAAGCAATACCTGTATATCCTTGCAAAAAATGCCCGTATTAAGAAGATCGAAGGTGATTGTAGGCTTGTATATAGGTTGTACCTAAAAAAGCAAGGACGGCGCGATCTGGACAATACTATCAAAGTGATTCAGGACGCGCTTGAAGGCGTGGCATATGCCAATGACAGACAGATTGTGCAGATTTACGCATCACTGGAGAGAAATGCCGGGTTTGACGGGTTTGATATTTTGATTGAGGAGATAGAATGAGTCACCCGCTAAAAGATCCAAACTCAACACATTACAAAGTAAATCGAGATGAAGTATTGCAACACGCCAGAAATGCAGGAGATATGTTTTTAGAATGTGAACTTGAACAAGTCGAAAGGATGTTGCCGCAAGAGTGTGAAATGATAGATATCATGGAAGTATTGTTCTCTCCACAGGAATTGGCAATATTTGCAAAAGTAAATTATTTAAAATACAGCAGAAATAAAAACCAGAATGATTCTGATGCCATTAAGGCAGACAGGTATAAGAATTATTACTGGTGGTTGCAGGAGTAGGGAAGTAAATGGCGAGAAAGCTAACACAAAAACAGGAAAACTTTTGTCAGGAGTATGTTAAAACAGGCAATGCATCAGAGGCGTACAGAAGGGCGTATAACGCAAGCAGGATGAAGGCGAACACGATCCACATTAAAGCGAGTGAGTTAATGAGTAGCGGTAACGTTTCGGTAAGGATTAAGGAGCTTCAGGAAAAAGCCGAAGAACGGACGATGATTACGATTGAAAAAGTAGTCAAAGAATTGGCAAAAATAGGCTTTATGGACCCGAAAAAACTCTTTGACGAAAACAACAAGTTGAAAAACATATCTGCCATCGAGGACGAAGCGGCTGCGGCTATCACAGAGGTTGTCGTAAACCGAAGATACATAGGAGAAGGAGAAGAGGAAGAGGTTGTGAAATACAAGATGGCGAGCAAACAATCAGCGCTGGATATGCTGATGCGACATCTTGGAGGATACGAAAGAGACAACAGACAAAAGACAAACGATGTCATAGTTGTCAAGGCACCAGAGTGGGGCGATGATCAAGATTGATCTTTCCGAGTTTCCGAAACTCGTCAATAAGGTGTATTATCCTGTATTTCATGATAAGAGTAGATATGAAGTGCTTTATGGTGGCGCAGGAAGCGGGAAAAGTGTCACTGCTGCACAAAAGATCATATACCGGATGATCACAGAAAAAAATCATAAATTTCTTGCAGCTAGAAAAGTAAAGGATACAATCAGAGAAAGTGTCAGAGCCGAGTTGATAGATGCTATTGAATCGATGAGCGTTCGCGCCTTGTTTCAATATTCAGAGTCTCCGACCGGTGAAATGACGATCAAGGGACCAAACAACAATAGTATCATTTTCCGAGGTTTTGACAATGTTGAAAAGCTGAAATCGCTCAAAGGAATCACATCGGCATGGCTGGAAGAGGCGAGTGAGTTCACAGAGGCAGATCTTGATCAGCTTGATCTGAGGATACGAGGTAAAAATCTTAAAAACTATAAACAGATCATTTTGACATTTAACCCTATATCTGAACACCATTGGCTCAAAAAGCGTTTTTTCGACCGTGTTGAAAAAGATGCACTTGTGCTTAAAACAACATACCTTGACAATGCATTCATAGATGATGAGTATAAACGGCGTATAGAGGCACTGAAAGAGACAAACGAGACATATTACCGTGTGTATGCTCTTGGAGAATGGGGAACACTTAAAGGTGCTATTTACGAAAACTATCAAGTTGTTGAGAAAATGCCTGACTTTGCAGAGATCGAAACACTAGGTCTTGACTTTGGCTACGTGCATCCACAGGTGTTGGTACACATCAAAATCGACAAAAACAATCTCTACATCGATGAAGTATATTACAGGTCTGAACAGACAAACAGTTTCTTTTTGAAATGGCTGAAGAAAAATAGACCTGATCTTTTTAATGTGCAGGTTTTCCCGGACACAGCTAGACCTGATCTTATTTCAGATCTGAAAAAAGAGGGCATGAGAGTAGGGGACACCAAAAAGGATGTTTTTGCAGGGATCAATGTTTTACAGGGGATGAATATTCACATTACCGCCAGAAGTACAAACATTTTACGAGAGATAAAAACGTATTGCTGGAAGATGGACAAAGAGGGCAATACGCTAGAAGAGCCTATCAAAGAGAACGATGACGCTATGGATGCGATGCGGTATGGGGTATCTCCGCTTATTGCAAAGAAAACAGGGGCAAAATCTTTAAAACTGGGGTTGATTTAATGGACAAAAATATGCACTGGAGCAATTTGAAATTTATACTGCCTGATGAGCATTATGAAGCACTGCTTCAGTATTGCAGCGGGTACACCATAAAGTTTTCAAAGGCAGAGATCGAAGCGGAAGAGATTCGCAATAAATATAAAAAATTAAGAGATATGAATATGACAAAGCCTACCGCTGTGAAAGTATTATCTACATCCTACGCAAAGAGCGTCAACAGAATATATGAGATCGTCAAAGATGTTTGAGCATTTATCACAAGATCTTTACGAAAAAGCGGCAAAACTTGCAAGGCGTGGCTATACGATAAGGCAGATCAAAAAAACTCTGAAAAAAGAGTTTGACAAATACAATGCAGAGGTAGCAAAGATCATCGAAGATCAGCTTTCTGTGCTTGACGAGATGCCGCCTGATTTGCTCACTGGTGTAGCACTAAGCGATACACTTTATAAGAATGCAAAACAGATCGTAAATAGCACATCGTATCTCATAGCTGATCAAATCAAATCTAAAAAGACTATCAAAGATCTTTCAAAAAAACTATATGCCGGGTATGGCTTCCAAGACAAAGAGGTGCTTGAAGTAAAAAAGAAACTGCCAAAGTACATTAAAAAAGAACTGTCCAATACAAAAACAATAAAGCAGATAGAGAAGCTAAAAACAAAGCATCTCAAAACAGCGTACAGTCAAATATTTGAGAAGATAGACAAGGTTGGAGAAAAAGCGTTTGACAATGCCATCCGCGTCGCATTGGAAGAGAAGGCAAGGTTTTACGCAGACCGTATCGCACACACAGAGCTATTTCGCGCAAAGAACTATCAAAATGCAGTCGAGTATTTACAAAATGATGAAATACACTTTGTGCGCTACACAATGAGCACCAGGCATCCAATGGTGGATATATGCGACTTTTACGCCAATCTTGATGTAGGTTATGGGCGTGGGGTTGTGCCAAAAGAGCAGATGGTTACACTGCCATTGCATCCGTTTTGCCGGTGTAGGTATGTGCCTGTACATAATGATCGTAAGTTGAAAAACATGAAACCTAAGAGAGAGAAAAAAGCTATCACGGAAACGATGGCAAAGTTTAGTGAACATGAACAGACTCGAATACTTGGCAGCCGTGAGAAAGTACAGCTATTTCATGCAGGTGCTGATATAGAGGATATTTTTAATAGTGTCCGGCCAAAGTATCCTATTGTTAAGTATGCTGACATTGTAAAAGGAAGTGAGAATATAAATGAGTTTATGCTCCAAATTGAAAACAAACAAATAAAACAAAACGAAGTAACAGTTGGTGTTATAGATAGTGAAGTTGCAGATTATTTAAACAAAGTATGGCAAGGTATTTATAGAAAAATCATCATTTTAGATGTTGCGCAATATATGCATTTATTAAGAGATTATAAACAGTCAAAAGGCAAGGCAATCAGCAAGAGAGATGTAATTCTTTTTAAAAAATATTTAAAAACTCCAGTAGCTGTTTATTTTGATACGATAAAAAAACACAAGAACCTTATTTACGTATGCAATAGTGAAGTAGATGGGAAGTTGTTTAAAATAGTTGTATCAATAAAATATGGCAAGATAATTACGGCTGGAAAGATATCGAAAAATGATCTTAATAATAGGTTTTATATAAAGATAAAGTAGCAACGACGGGAGTCGAACCCGCTCTAACGGTAGATAACACTACCTGTCATCCCGATGTGACCTCATTTGCTACTTACTGTATTATATCGAATATTTTGGCAAAAAATCAAGTCCTTTTCAGCATATCCTCTATCTCTCCCCTGATTTTCTCCGCATCTTCCACTTCAACGGCATTCAAGTCATTGTTTATAATCTGCATCAGTTTCAAGCTTTCATATGTTGGCAATTCGTATCCAAGTGTTTTTATAGAGTCAAGGATTTCGATTTCTTGCATCACATCTGACAGCGCAAAGTCTTTTTTATAGCTAATCGTGACATCGTTTTGGATATCAAGGTATCTGCATACCAACTCAAAAAGACGGGCTTCAAAGTCCTCAAGTCGCATCGCAAAGTTTGATAGGGACGAGTTTAGCCCTTGAAATTTGATTTCCAAAGAGATTCCGCTTTCCGGTGCTTTGTTGGTAGTGAAGTTATATGTCATTTTATCGATGAGATATTCAAGTTTGTCGATCTCGTTTTGGTATGTTGCGGCTGGGGTATCTTTTGGCGCGATGAAATCAGGTCGTTCTGAATCATTGCCGTATACAATAGCATTGTCTGTTGCTAGTTTGATAGAGTAGTCTGACGGGTTGTCCGCTTGAAGTGTTAGAACACTAAATGTTTGACCTCGCAATATCTCATCCAGTTCGCTTTTGAGGTTGTAATGACGCTTTGCAAGTTGTGCCACACCGGTAAACTCTCCGGTGTCTGGGAAAATACCGTTTTCACCAAAAGCCAGAATTGGGCAAACACCTAGGCTATGCTCTCCGCTGTCAATGATCTCGCCTTTATGCGTTACTGACCATGTGTTTTGGTCATAGTATCGTTCAACATCGATGATCTTATTCTCTTCCGGTGTGGATTGGTCTATGGAGTCGCTGTATGTTATATATTCAAATTTCCCGAAGTTGTCCATTTTGTATGAGATGATGTTTTCCGGTGCTATTTCAACAAGATACGGCACCGCTCTTTGTGCGATCTGGTCGGCGCGATTGTCCGGTAGTTCTTTTGGCATATCGACAAGAACAAGCCCGACACCGCGCACTTTTGCACCTTTGGCAAAAGAAGAGATGAATATATCGATATTGTCTCCCCTGTTATTACAGTCGTCGAAAACGAGCCTAACAAAGTCACTGTCACTCGTGCGAACAGGCTTGTCCTTGAAAATATATCCTACAAACCTATTGACAGCCGGTGCAAGAAGATTTGAGTAGTAAGCAATGTTTTGTCTTGCTTCGTATTTTTTGTCGCTCTCACGCGGATATTTGTCTATATATTTTCCATCTTCAAATCCGCCTGTTCCTTTGTATGCTTCAAATGCAAACTTCCATAGTGTGTTAAAGCTCATTCATAAACCTTTGAAATAATTTTGTCGTGCTTTGGGATGCCTCTTCCAGTGCAGTGTATAAAAACGGATCGCCTTTGTAGCCTGGATGATTGACAACTTTTGCAAAATGAAATTTTCCGCCGTCTCCCCAGCGAAGAGCACGCTTTGGAAAGATTTTGTGCGGTTTGGTGCCAAAGTGGACAAACATACCATAGTTGATTTTCTTCCCTTTCCAGTCAACCATCATGCCTGCATCATCAACGCCTATGACGGCATTTCCATTTTTGCATGAAATATCTGATCTGAGGTTATGCTCCATTTTCCCGGTTTTGCTATGTTTTGCTACATTGTCTCTTGCTGCCAGAAAGGTTTGATCTGCAAGCTCTTTTAATAAATCACACTGCATATCTTTGTCAAGTTTTTTGAAAACGGCATTGATCTCTTCCATGCCTTCGATCTTAACAGCCAAACTTTATCCTCTCGACTTTGAATTCTAAAATAGAAATTTTGAAGTTGTCGATACTATCTTCATCAAAGTGTGTTCTTTCGTACCTGCACACACCAGTACCTATGTTTTTGGTATTGAGTGCGCTACGGATAACAGAAAGAAGATTCATGTGCTCCTCATAGGTCTCTTGCATCGTGTGCTTTATGTCTGTTCCTATATAGACTTTGACATACAGTGTGTCTTGATAACCAGCATTCTCAGCTCTTTTTGAGACGATGAGCGCAAAAGGTGTGTCATCTGCACTGACGCTTTCTGCTCCGATATATACACTTGACAGTTTGCCTGTATCGATGAGTTTTTGTTTGATGTCTAGCAGAATATTGAACATTTATCCCCTCTCTATTGTCAATGATGCAAATGGTTTTTTTGCGGAGTTGTTTTTGAATAGCTGATAGTATTTTTCCATTTCTGTTCTGTATACGTCCATCTTTTTTGACATCCCGTCAGCTTCAATATGCCTTTTTGCAATCTCGACATAGGCTTTTGCTACAACATATTTCTCTTTGTAGAATGTATCATCTATGCCTATTTTCTCAGCTTCTTCTATTGCCTTTTCTTCAATTATGATCAGCTCATCTTCTTTCACTCTTTTAGTCAAAAAACTGTCTTCATATGTATAGACCATGTTGTCCCCCGCATTTTTTTAAAGAATATTGCAATTTTAGTCGAAGAAATGCAAAAACATCGACCAAAAGCATTTTAAAATGGATGAAAACTGGAGGTTTTGATGTTTAAAAAAATTGAAGAACTGCTTGAGGCAGGCAAAATTGACACAGAAACAGCAGAGGAGATTGATGGCGAAGTATCAAAGGCTATCAAGGAACTCAGGGACGAAGCGGCATCGTATCGCGTGAAGTATCAGGAGCTTAACCGCACTTTTGAAGAGGTGCAAGGCTCAAAGCAGAAACTCGAAGAGCAGCTGAACGGACTAGATGAGCAGATCAAAAAAGCCAAAGAGGATGGGAAAGCAGAACTAGTCACAGAGCTTGAAAGACAAAAGAGTGAAAAAGAGGAGTTGGCGGCAAAGCTGAGAGAGCTTGAAGAGTCAAACAAGTCTTTTAAAATTGAAAATGCAATCAGTAAAGAGTTGTCAAAGTACAGGGTAAAAGAAAGAGACTTCTTAGAGTCAGCCTTAAAACACATGGTTGTGTTTGATGAAAATGACATAAAGTTCAAAGACGGAGACAATTTATTGGCAATCGAAGAAGGTATCAAAAGCTTTTTGGAATCGCGTGATACATTTCTCGAAAGCCAGGGAAAACCCGGAAGCGGAAGCAATGGCGGCGGTACCAGTGGCGGTGATAAAAAGTGGGATGAGATGAGTGCAACGGAAAGAATGCGACTTTTCAAAGAAGATCCTAAAAAATACGAACAATTAAAAGCAGGAGCTAAATAATGGCAGAAACAAAACTAGCAGATGTGATTGTTCCAGAGGTATGGAACGACTACTTTCTGGAAAAAACAGCAGAAACAAGCGTATTGCTAAATAGTGGCATTTTGTCCACAGATGAAGCGATCAGAAGCAAAGTAAACGGTGGCGGCAACTTCGTAGAAATGCCGTTTTGGACTGATCTGACAGGTGATGATGAAGCCGGTGGAAAAGGTTTTGACGGTGATCCTCTCACAATGGACAAAATCAACGCTGAAAAAGATGTAGCGGTGAAAATCTTTCGTGCGAAAATGTGGGGTGCGACTGACTTTGCAGACATTTTGAGTGGTGATGATCCGCTTGGAAGAATTGCAGATCGTGCGGTAGCGTACTGGAACCGAAGAAAACAAGTTGCTTTGATTTCTTCGTTGAACGGTGTATTTGATACCGCATTGGCATCAACACATGTTCTTGATATCTCTGGCGGCACGGGTGACGCGGCTGTCATCGGTGCATCCAGTACGATTGATGCAGGTCAAAAACTGGGTGATATGGCTGGAGAGTTGCAATCTATCGCGATGCACTCTGCAACTTATGCGAAACTTCAAAAAGATCAACTGATCGACTATGTAGAACCTGCAAATGCAAAAGTGCGTATTCCTACATATCTTGGCAAAACGATTGTAATTGATGACAAAATGCCGGTAGATGGTGATGTATACACAACTTACCTATTTGCAGGTGGCGCGATTGGATACGCAGATATCAATCTTGGAGATACCGCCGTAGAAACAGATCGTGATACATCCGCAGGTCTTGACACACTTGTCACTCGTGTTGGCTTTGTGATGCATCCTCGCGGTGTCAAATGGGCTGTCACAACTGCAAACCCTGATAACGCTGCATTGGCAACAGGTGGAAACTGGCAGCGTGTATATGAGCCTAAAAACATCAGAATGATCGCATTCAAACACAAACTAGCATAGGTATAAACATGGGCTTGATGACATTTCGCAGGATGCGCGAAGCGCAAGAAAAAAAAGAGGAACAGCAAAAGAAAAAAACGACTAAAAAAGGTAAAAAATGAACCAAACCAAAAAATGGTACGAGTCAAAAACAATCTGGGGATCCATTATCACAGTCGCAGCTGCGGTGGCTGGATTTTTCGGATACGGGATCGATGCTGACACACAGGGGCAGATCGTTTCAAACATCACGGCGCTCATCGCGGCGGCTGGTGGCATTCTCTCTGCAATCGGTCGCTTGACAGCAGACAAAGAGATCGCATAGATGAAGTGGCTAAATATCCTTGTATCACTTAACGCACTGCTTCAGGTTGTGCTAAAGGCTATCAGGGGTATCAGCCTGCAAAAAGGAACAAAAAAGATAGAAGAGGAGATCGCCGCAAAAGACGATCAGAAAACAAAAAAAGAGCTAGAGGAGATTTTATGAGCTTTGGAAAAACAATGCACTTTGAAAAAGATTTTGCCATCTTTGACAAAGGCACCGGAGAAGAGAACCATTTTGTCGTGATCGAGGATATCGATGTTGATGATAACGGTCGGCTGGTCGGTGGTCTTGATACAGGAAAATTGATGGCTGATGAAGCGGTCAAAAACGGCGCGACACGCATTCCTCACTCAAACTGCGTGGATATCACGGGTGGAGGACAAATGAGCGCAGATGATCGCGTGATGGTATTTAACGGCGGTGATGCTTACATTCCGTCCGAAGAGAGTGAACTGGATAGGTTCCTTGTAAAAGAGGGGCTTTTGAAGTGAAACTGGTCTGGTATCTGATCCTTTTAGTGCTGTTTGCCGGGTGTGCGTGGGTAACTCCTGCCAAAACACCGGTAAACGCTCACTGGATCGATGCTAATGAGAGTGCACCCTTTTCAGGGTTGCTGATTGATGAAAACACATACAAACAAATGAGAGTGAGACTGCTTCAATGTCAAAATACCAACTAACCCACAGGAATATAGATGACACAGGAAGAGAGACTATTGCAGATAGAGATACAACTATCTCATCACGCAGACCAGATCAGGGAGATGCGTATGCTGCATAAAGAGTTAAAGACTGAATTTTATGCACTTGAGGAGACACTCAAAAGTATCAAAAACTGGATCATCGGTGCTATCGCTTTTGCTGCAATAGAGCAAATGGGGTTGTTGGAGTTTTTAAAAAAGGTATTAGGTTATTAATATGATGAAGGAGAGAAATTGAAATACATAGCACTGGTTCCGTTTAGGAACAAAAATGGAAAGATTGCACCGGGTGACGAGGTGGAGATCTCTGACAAAGAGGTTGCTAAAAAGCTAATTACAGAAAAGAAGATTAAGGAGAAAAAATAATGGCACTACCAGCAATGACAGACACGACACAATATTTGGGCGGAGGTCGCCTATTCTTTAAAGAAGAAGGTGCCACAGACTATATCGAGATCGGAGGCGTGCAGGATTTTTCTTATAACATCTCTGTAGAGACCGTGAAAGCACTTGACAAAACAAGCTGCACCACAACGACTAGCAAGGTAAATGCCAAAAGTGTCGGTGGATCCGTCACCTTTACGACTCAAAATATTATCAAAGAGAATCTTAGATTGGCGCTCTTTGGCAAAGCCTCCGTAGTGAATTATGATGTGGGCGATGAGTTGCCAGACGGCACCACTGCATCCGAAGCGGTTGCCGTTGACAAAATCGAAGCAGGTAAAAAACCGGTTATCGAGGGAGCTATCAAGTTTGTAGGAAGTCCATGTGACGGCAAAACACCGGTGTATGATTTTTATCGCGTGGTGCTCTCTCCAAACGGCGACATTTCCCCGCTTTCAGAAGACTATATGAATATCCCGTTTTCCGGAGAAATGCTCTCTAAAGTTGAGGATGGCACACCGAAATATTTTGATCTGTATCTGATCTAATATGCCGGGGTTTTCTGATCCTTTTCCCCGGTACCAAAAAAGGGATACATTTTTTCAAAAGGATTGATAGTGAAACTTACAAAAAGAACAAAACTGGATGCAACGATTGAAGTTGATGGAAAAGAATACAACCTAAAACTCATAAAAGTTCCAAAAAAAGAACTCAAAAAACATGAAAAAGAGATTCGAAAAATAAGAGATGAAGTCGAGTTTTTTGAAGAACTGAAAGAAAAACAAAAACGCCTGAAAAGAAGAATCGATTTGCTCGATCAGCGGCTCCTTCTTCTTGATGACAATGAAAAGAAACTTGAAATCCTAGATGAATTGGATGCAAAGTTTCAAGAGTTGGATGAGATTGAAAACAAACTCAAAATAGAAGGCGAAAAAGAGCTTGATATTGAAAAAATATCCGAAAAACTGTGCCGACTGCAAATCGATGAAAATAGTATCGAAGTAGCTGAAGAGTACGCAGATAGATTCTCGTGGAGTGATCTAAACTGGTTTATTTCAAAGTTTTGGGAGAACGTTGATAAAAAAAAGTAGATCGCCTGATTTTGTGGGCGAAACAAAACGCAGTCGGTGAAGGCTCTATAAAATACCCAAAGCCGATAGAGTCAAACCCGTATACATTTTCAGTCGTACGGCTAGAGGATGATGAGAGCGCACTTTTGGCAGTAGCGTTTTTGTCTTGGCGAATGACATGGAGTCCCACAGGCTTTGGGTGGGTAATCGACTATGCCGCGGCAAAAGATGCCCTGAAGCGGTACGGGTTTGGTGTCAAAGAGTATATTGACACCCTATATACAATCAAAGAAGCATGGATAGGAGCGGAACTTGGCAGAAAAAGAACTTAAAATTAAGATCAGTGTTGATGCCAAAACCGGTGACCTCAAAATCGTCTCCGGAGAGTTCGAGAAAATCGAGCGTGCCGGGAAAAAGGCGGATGATGGGATTGCTTCTTTGAAAAAGACGCTTTTGGGCATCGGTGCGACTGTTGGCGGAGTCATAACGCTGGCAAAAGGTTTTGAACTGCTCAAGGACGCAGTAGACGTGACAAGTCAGTTTGAGCAGTTTGAAGCCGTTTTGACGACTATAGAAGGTTCTTCACTCAAGGCAAAAGGTTCTCTTGCCTGGATTGAGGAGTTTGCAAAAAAGACACCGTATCAACTCGATCAGGTAACCGATGCATTTGTGAAGCTGAAAGCTTACGGGCTTGAAGCAAAAGACGGGCTTTTGAAAACGCTTGGCGATACCGCTGCGGCGATGGGAAAAGATCTAAATCAAGCCGTAGAAGCGATGGCAGATGCGGTAATGGGCGAAAACGAACGACTCAAAGAGTTCGGTATCAAAGCTTCAGCTACAGCAAAAGAGATTACATACCGATGGAGTGACGCATCTGGCAAGGCAAAAAAAATTACCGTAGCCAACAACAAAGAGATCATCCAATCCACCCTAGAAGCAATATTTAACAGCAAATATGCCGGCGCAATGAACAAAATGTCGCAGACTTGGAAAGGGCTTGTTTCCAATATGTCTGACAGCTGGACAAAGTTCAAAAAAGACCTCATGCAAAAAAGCGGACTTTTTGATGACCTTAAAAAAGTACTAAAAAGTTTTTCAGATTATTTCAAAGACCATGCTGATGGCTGGGTAAAAAGCTTTAGCGATTTTTATCAATATATCAAGCAAAATAGCAATATTTTTGATCCATTTATTGATGCTGCAAAAGATGTATGGGATGTTGCAAATGAAGTATTTTCTGATGTGTGGAGCATTGTAAAGACAGTTTTTTCAGATGCTTGGAATTGGATAAAAAAAACTTTTGGTATTTTTTCTGATGAGTCAAGCGAAATGACAAAGGTACTGGCAATTCTAGGAGGACTTTTTAAAGGGGCGGGGCTTTCTATAAAAAACTTTACGACCGTTGTGAAAATAGCCTACAAAGAGTTGAAAATGTGGGGAGACTATATTGGCACTACTTTTCGCCGGTCGTTTGCTAAGGCGCAACTGGAATGGGAAAAGGCTATTCTTGGTATGTATGAAGCGATGGATAAAATACCGTTTGCCGACTACACAAAAGAGATCGCAGAACAGACAAAAGCGGTACAACTGCAAACAATTGCCGTGGATAAAATTACAGATTCGTACAATATCCGAAATGCAGCCGGAGAAGCTGAAATCCTGACACTTCGTGGCGAAATCAAAAGCTACGATGAAATTAAAAAGGAGATGAAAGCCACTACTAAGCAGCTTTCTACATTTTCAACAAGCACAAAAAAACAAACTGTCTTGAATACTAAAAACGAAAAGACACTCAAAGCCGTCAAGGGGGCGGTGGATGATATGGGAACTGCGTTTGATAAAAATGGTAAAAAATCTGCTGAAGCTCTGAGAAAACTAGAAGAAGCAAATCGTAAAGCCTATGAAGCAAACCTGAAAATATGGCTTGACTACTTTGAAAAAACAGGAAATGAAGAAGCGGCAAACCAGATAAAGCGTTATCAGGCGGCTGTCAAATTCAAGGATCAGCTCAAAGGCATTGAAGGCGATATGCTCAATGATCAGCTTGATATGCTCGCAGGTATCACCAAAGCCCATGAAAAAGAGGCGACAGAACTTGAAAAAATCTGGAAGAATATTGGGGAAGACATAGAAAAGTCCATCGATACCGCATTCAAGAATGTCTTTGGCAAAGGCAAGTCTTTTACAAAAGAATTTGAAGGTCTATTTGATGATGTCTTTAAAAAAGTTGGAGATGGATTTGTAGAGAGTTTGCTAAAGGGAGAAGACCCTCTTAAGTCTCTAAACAAAGCCGCAGAAGCGTTGTCAGGTAGTTTTTCAAAAACAGCTGGAGATATCGACAAGATAGTCGATGGGATTGGCAAACTTGCAGGATTCGATATAAACAAAAGCTTTCAGAGTGCAACCGGAAGCCAAAGCACGCTTGGACAACTTGCGGTTTATGGAGAAGCAGGATATCAGTTTGGGAACTTGGCAGAAAGCGCACTGGGCGGGACAGATACAAAGTCCGGGGAATATGCTGCTGCTGGAGCGACAATAGGCGGTCTTGCTGGTCCAGTAGGAGCCGCAATAGGCGGCGGGATAGGAACGATTATCGGTGGTTTTATTGCAGATTGGAATCTAAAAGATGCAGGTATTATTATCGATGACGGCGTCATAAAAGAGTGGGAAAAATTTGAAAAAGATCGCATTTTCGGATTTGCAGACAAGACAAGAACAAAAATACACGAAGCATCACAAGCAACAATAGATTTTTTTAGAGACATTGAAATTGAGCTGAATGAAATGGGAGAATATTTTGACAAAGATTTCAAATTAAATCTTTCAGGGAAGATAAGTTTTAAAGACTTTGACGAAGAGGTGGCAAGAGCGATACTAGACAACTTCGCAAAAGCAGATGATTACGGTGGGATATTTAGCTCGGCTTTTAGTGCAACACAAAACAGCATAAACGAGTCTGAAAGAGAAGCTATGCTTGCCCACTTTACAGAATATGCAAAAACTGTTGACAAAACTGTAACTGAAGTGATAATAGAAGCATTTGAAAAAGAAACAGCTGCGATTGACGCACTGCAAACAAATTTAGAAGCTGCATTTGGCGACTATGGCGAAAAAATAGGCGAAAGCATAGAAAATATATTTAAGCATTCATCGCTTGAAACTCTTCCTGATTTCGACAAAAGGTATTCAGATATATTGCTGCGGAAGATTTCCGGCATAGATGATTCTATTGCATACATATGGGATAGATTCAAAACAAATACACTAAATGCAGTTGATAGAGATGCACTAATAGCAGAGTTAAACGCAAGTTTTGCAGAAATGGACGCAGCATGGGAAAGTTGGGCAGCAAAACAAGGCATGAGCGTCGTTGACGCAATCAATGCCGGACTTCAAAGCGTTGCGGCTGACAAAGCACAGTTTGAGAGTTTTTTTAACGATTATTTTGATCTCGGAGACTCTATAGAAGTTCTCAGACAAAAAGCAGTTGATGCCAGCGCGACGCTTCAAAGCTCTTTTGATGAGCTTGGGCAATCTTTCAATCTTCAAAATTTTGCAGAGTTAAGAGATGCGGCGATGAAAAGTATGGAGTTTACGCCTGAAAACATAGAAAGTTGGCACGAAGCACAAATGGCATTGGAAAATGCCGCAACATCGACCCGTGCTTTTGCAGAAGCTCTCGGTGGACTTGTGGCAAAATACGACACTGCTATACAGAGTTTTGATCAAGTCATAGCTGATTTTCAAGGCATAGAGCTGCAAAAAGCAGAAGATCAGCAGATGACGATCGATGCTATCAATAATCTTGCAAATACAATTTTGGCAGAAACCGACAATGAAAAACAGCTCGAACTTTCTGCGGACTTCATAGATGCTATTAAGCAGCTTGATACTGAACAAGATGCTCGTTTTCAGGCTGTTGTTGAGGGGAATAAGGTTGATACGGAAGCCCTTGCTTTGGAATTTAGTCAAACGCTGGCTATCGGGCTTGATGGGCTAGCGAAAGACATCACGAGCGTAAATCAAGAGTTATTGCTTGCGCAAGAAGCTGGCGATGATGAAGCTGTCACAAGGCTAAATGAGCAGCTTCAAATCCTGACAAATCAACAGGACAAACTCGAAGATATCGCAACAAGAGCAGACAACGAAGGTCTCAGTGCTGAAATAGCGACAGAGTTTCAAAAAGTAAATGATATTGCTTTTGCGCAAATGACAGAAGACGTGAAAGCTGGGCTTGTAGAGTCTCAAGCGTCCTTAGAAGAGCTACAAGCCGAGGCTAATGCATATTTGCAAGCAATCGAAGGCACACTAAAAGAGGGAGATCCAACAACAAAACAGCTCACAGAACAGCTTGTGAACTGGAATATGACAGCAGCAGAAGCAGACGCAGCCATCAAGGAGTCGCTAGGTGCGCTCCCGGAAGATATAGGCACCAGTTTGACAACAGCGGTAGAGCCACTTGGTACGGCGATGACAAATGTCGAAACAAGTATGGCGGCATTGCCGGAGCAGATCGGAACTGGACTCACTACGGCGGTTGAGCCTTTGACGCAAACAACACAAACAATGTCGGATTCTATCGCTACACTGCCGGACAGCTTCAATGCAGCTATTGAGCCACTCAATACGACAACACAGGCAGTTGTCGAGTCTGTTGCAGCCCTTCCGGAAGGGTTCAACGCGGCATTACAGCCGGTCGCGGACTCAATCGGAACGCTACCGGACGCATTCAACACAGCCATTCAGCCTGTTGTTGAATCTGTTGCAACATTGCCGGATGCTTTCAACACCGCGCTTCAGCCCGTGACAGATTCTCTTGCTACGCTTCCGACGCAAATAGATGCATCTCTGCAGACTGCAATGCAACCTGTATCAGAGTCGCTCTCAATATTGCCACAGCAAATCGACGCATCTATACAAGGTGTCACTCTCGCACTTGAAAATTCTTTAGCGACCGGTTTTGGCGAGATGACAACAAACCTAAACAATGTGAGCAATGAAATTCAAACGATGAACAATGATTTCGCACAGCAAATGACATCGATGAGCAACGAGATGGCGCAAAATCTGACCGCGGTAAACAATACATTTGAAAAAAGCATTGCAACACTCAATACAGAGATGAACAACAGCCTACGCGATCTCAACACTAGTATGTCAAACGATATGCAAAATCTCGGAAACGACATCACTCAAAATTTACAAACGCTCAACAATGAGCTGTCTGTTACGCTTCAGACAAATTTTGCCCAGATGGGGAATGAGTTAGGCGAAGTAACGCAAAGCATTGCAAACATGAACAATGCAATGACAAATAGCATTTCAGAGATGAACGCGAGTTTTGATGCAAACCTGCGTACTCTTAGCGCAGATATAAATACATCTTTGTCGCAGGTGCTAACACCAATCAACAACATTATGACTGAAATGAATACTACGGTGAAAAATCTTCCCGGTGAGATGGACGCATCATTTCAGGCGACACTGGCACCAGTTGTTACCTCCCTTGGTGATGTAACAAAAGGGATAGACAATCTTGATGAAGCTATATCTGCTGCAATAAGTGTGAGCATGCAACCAATGCAGACGGCTATGAACCAAAATACAAGCGCGGTGCAACAGCTGCAACAGTACGAAGCAAGATCAGCAGCAGCTGCGGAAGGTATTGTAGGAGCTATCAATTCAGCATCATCACACATAGCAAGTGCTGTTTCAGGCGCAGTCGGCAGTGCGATAGACGCGGCAAATCGGGCGGCTGATTATGCGGCGCAGGCATCAAATGCGGCAAGTAGTGCAGCGGGTGCGGCAGCTGCGGCGAGCAATTCTATTTCAACTATAAATGGGAGACTCAGCTCAATAGAGTCAAATACAAGACAAACAGTTGTGCAGACCTCACAGGTTGCGAAAAACACAGGAGCTGCATAATGCTGTATTTGCCGGAGGAACACATTGAGATCTTGTCTCACAACTTTGACTCAGATGCCGAGATGCAGAAGATGCTTGACGATAGCTTTCTCACGCAGGCAACCAAAACAGACACGGTCTCCTTTTCTATAAAAATCCTGGGTTATACTGATTTTGTGTTTATCAACACGCAGGCTGATACGATAAACATTGTCATTAAAAATGATAGCGGAGAAGTTCTATATGAAGAAGAGCAGATTTTAAAGGACATCGAGGCAGATAGTTGTGAATCTCTTTTTGTTGCAGAGCCGATCTGGCTGGATACAGGCTATATTAAACTATGCGACCAGTATGTCGGCGAAGCGACTATTACGCTTACGCCGCGTGACGGATATGTGAAAATCGGAAAGTTTGCCTATGGTCTTCCGGTCGGCATAGGTGCGGTTGATATCAACATGGAATACGCTTATGAAGACTACTTGCAAATCAGTGATGACGAGAGTGATTTTGAAAGTATCGACCGGTTTGAGATATTTTCCGGACGGGCATTTATTAAAAGAAACTACTTGCGCTTTGCAAGGCAAAAGCTTCAAAAAGTTGTGCGGAAAAAAAGAGTTTGGATAGATCCGTTTGCCGACAAAACATTTCTGTATGGCATCTTGCAAAGCTACAGAATACCAATAGAAGAGGAGGAAGGAAGAGTGAATTTACTCGTGCCAGTCGAAATGACAATAAGGGGGATCGTATGATACCAATGCTTGACGAACAAATACAAGATCTTATAGCATTCCCGGAAATCAATGCTCTCAACTTTACGCAGAGAGTAAAAGATAGTTGTGATAGCGTAGGTGGCTTTATTGAATCTTTGATGCGCTTACAGGCAAGTATCAACACCGTCACATCCGCAATAGATTCGGAATCTGCCTCAATGGATCAAAAGATAGCGGAAATGGAGCGGCTAAAGCAAGATATCATTACATCTGCGCAATACATAGATCTTGAAGTTTTGCAGCAAATCAAAGATGAGATGGACTTAATAAATCTCGTCGCAGCAGATGCAGCGCTGATACAGGATACTGCCGGATTGGTAAGGTCGGTAAAGTTAAACTATATAAGTAAAAATTCTGACTATACAGCGGTGCATAACGATTATATTTTTGCAGATACAAGCGCGGATGGTTTTTCTATCGCTCTGCCATCAATCCCAAGCATCGGAGAGAAAGTATTTATTTTGGATACAAAGGGAACTTTTACAACAAACAACTTAACAATTTTGCGAAACGGAAATACGATAATGGGGGAAAGTGAAGACATGATCTTAAATGTAAAAAACATAGAAGTTAAATTTATTTTCACTGATAACGACTGGAGAATAACATGAAAATAAGTAAATATCTTGGCGGCAACGGTGGGTTTGATCTGCTAACAAATAAAGAGCAGATTTTTACAGAATCAGGGGTTTTTGTAGCCCCGAAAACCGGGAAATACTTGTGCGTTCTTGTAGGTGGCGGTAGCAGCGGATGTGCTGCATTATATCACGGAAGCTCAACAAGTTACGGTACGCTGGCAAATGGCGGAAGAGCCGGAAGACTGGAAGTTGCTATTGTAGAAATGCAAGAAGGCGAGAGTGCAGAAATTTTTGTTGGACTTGGTGGTGTATGTGACACAGTTACAGAAAGTGGAAATTACACAGCATCCGTCGGTGGAGATACAGCCCTAGAGACAACAAGCTTCAAAATAGTGGCGGCTGGCGGTGGGATTAATTATGCACACTACAACGAAGATTATATCTACAAATATTACGGAAATTTTTTAGGTGAAGAGACAGGCAGCGGGCACCACTTGACTGACGACGACTACAGCAATACCGCAGATGCAAGTGATTTTATTATAGGTCAAGATATTGATTTGAAAGGGCATATTTTTGAAGTCGAAATGACATATAAGACCTATGAAAAAGATACTCTCTTCAATAATCCAGACAGACACGGGTATGGAATGGGAAGTCAAGACAGTAATTACAGAGCCGCGGCATCGGGTGGACAAAATGGCATAAATAACCGTGGTGGTGACGGACAGGCTTACTATAATCAGAATGCTGTCGGAGAAAATGGGATAGGCTACGGTTCTGGCGGCGGCGGTGCTGCGGTTCGCATGTCTGCATCTGATAGCGGATACACTGCAAAAGGTGGCGACGGGGGTGACGGCATTTGTGCCATAAGATGGTTTGAGGAGTGAAAATGAGATTTGCAAAACTAAAAAACAACATAGTAGAAAACATCATAAGCGCAAATGAAGAGTTTGCAAATGGTAGAGACGATCTAATCCAGTCTGACACAGCAAAAATCGGCGATGTGTGGAATGGGGCGGAGTTCGTAACTCCAGAAGAGATCGTAGATATAGAAGATGCGAGAAGGGAGAAGCTGCAAGCACTCAAAGATGAATATCAAAAGAGGATCGACGACGCATACGCTGCCTATCCGGAGTTTGAAAAAGAAACTTTTCCTATCCAAAAAGCAGAGTGGACATCTTTTGTACAAGATGCAAACGCGCCAACCCCGTTTGTAGATGCCCTTGCTTCATCAAGAGGCGCAACAAAAGAGGGAATGATGGCAAAAATCGGGCGTGCATCTGTTGCAATCGCAACGATACAGGGAGATCTGCAAAAACGAAGGGCGGCAGTAGAAACCGCAACAACGATCGAAGAAATAGAACAGGCGTAACCAATGTATCAACAACTCGTCATATCACCAAGAAAGGGACACAGATATGCACTGATAGAAAACTTCACATATCGAGACATCACGGTTCCTGCCGGCTATGTCACCAACGGCGCGGATGTGCCGTGGGCTTTCTGGAGCATATTCCCGCCAAACCGAAGCGACTACATGCCGGCGGTCATCGTGCACGACTACTTATGCGATCGTGGAGAATACAAAAAAGCGGATGACTATTTTGAGGCGATCATGAAAGAACTTGAGATCGACTTTTTTACCATCTTTGTGATGGTATCGGCGGTGAGGTTATGGCATTTGTTCAGAAATTTATACTAGCAATACTTTTTGTTGTTGTTGGAATTTTACTTATTATAGGAGTTATATTTGAATAGAGGAAATTACGGATATCTTGGAGATTTAGAGGAGCAGGCAAGACTTATATCTGAATGCTTGAATCAAAAAAATGCGAAGTACGCGACAGCTCTTTTATTGGAAACAGCAGCGGCAGAAACGCATTTGGGAAAAGTGTGGGATGGTACAGTCTATGCAGGAATGGGGTTGTGCCAGTTCGATCGAAAACCGTTTTACTATGTTCGGTCTAGATCAAAAATGTATAGAAAGAAGATACTGGAGTGTTTTGGAATTGATATTAACCGTGTTGAATGGGAGCATTTGCGATACAACCCGTTTTTGTCGCTTCTTTTTTGCAGATTGTATTATTTGAATATTCCAAAACCGATACCTACTACACTAGAGAAGCGAGCGAGGTATTGGAAAAAATATTACAATAGTTATTTTGGGAAAGGTACTGTTTCGCATTATATATCAAGTGCAAAAAAAACAAAACCATTATATGCATAGCGCGTCACAAAGTCACATTTTTGTTTTAATGCAGTGTGTCGGAAGCAAAGGCATTTTCAACAAAAGCCCTTTATATAGGCACCTTTAAAAATAGTCTACATTTTCGAGTCTCGTCCGCCGCGCCACTTTTAAGCCCTTATTTTCGGCGTTTCGCGGACATTTTTAAAAATCAAGTCACATTTTTGTCACATTTATACGACAATATCATCCAATTTTGACAGATCATCGAGTATTTTCCCGGTGTAATGTTTTCGGTTCACATACTCTTCGTTGTGTCCCATAAAGTCCAAAACAAAATCAGGCTTAAACCCTCTTTGCTTGAGCATTGTGTTGCAGGATCTTCTGATATCATGCAGATTGCCAACTTGCACACCTGCTTCTTCACAAACTTTTCCAAACATCACTCTTATTTTGTCTGATCTGTTATATCTTTTCCCATACTGAGTTGTAAATACGTATTGTTTCAGACCTGTTTCGAGTTGTTGCCGCTTTAGTGCCTCTCTTGCTTGTCTGAACATCGGGATAACTCTTTTGTCTTGTGTTTTTAGTGACTCTTTTTCTGTTCCGTCTCTTACATTTCTTTGTAGCGTTATGGTTCCGTTGTCAAAATCAATATCGGACCATTTTAGCGCTATTAATTCTCCTGCTCTCATTCCAGTGAAAAACAGAATCTGAAAAAGGTTTTTCCATCTTCCTTCTGTGTGTTGTAAAATCTTTTGCATATCGGCTTCACTGTAATAAACAGGTGTTTTTGTGCGTTTTTGCTTTGGTGTTTTTACGGCGCGAAGCGGATTACGGTTTGTAATCTCATCATTGTATGCTGCTTCAAAGATCATATTCAGGCAAGAACGATAGTTTACGATTGTTTTTGGTGCTAGATTTGATCTTGATTGCCACATTTGGATATCTGTCGGCTTTATGTCGATTATATGCCTGTCTCCAAACACTTCACAAAGTCTTTCAAATATCATGAGAAGGTTTTTATGACTTGCTTCAAGCCTGTCATTTTTAGTGATTTCAAGCACCATGCTTCCATATTCTTGAAAACTGATGCTTCCTTCCATATTTCGGCGTTTTTTTGCAAGAAGTTTATTAAACTCCTCATCAAAATGGCGCTCATACCACTTTATCATCTGCTTTGTTGCCTCTTTGCCAGTGGCAAAGCGATAGCGTTTCTTATCTATTTGCTTATCTAGGGAGATCCTCCCGTTGCGTATCAATACCGGCATACATTCCTCCTTTTTTACTATATGCCTCTGCATCCGACAAATAAATTTTAGGCTTTATATTCTGAATTGCGGCTGTTCTAATGTGCCACTTTCCGTCTATCTTTTTAAAATCATCCGGGTGCAGAGTGTTTTCACAGTGTTTTTGTAGCCCAAGAGTTGTTTTATATCCTCTTTCATTTGCAAGCCGTTTTGTTATCGGTGTCCACTCTGGTAGCGCGGCGATAAATGACTTTATTTCTCTTAATTCAAATAGAATTTGGTTAAGTGGACTACTCATGCAAAATGCCTTTTTATGCTTCTTGCCATATTTTCTACATTATTTTTTTCAAGCAATATGTCTAGCTTGTTGCGATCATAAAAAATAAATCTTCCAATTTTTGAATAAGGCAAATCACCAGCCGATCTCTTTTTCGCCTGTGTTTCTTTGCTCATTCCAAACTCTTGTTCAAAATCATCCGGCGTGAGCCATCGTTTTAAAATTTGTTGTGTCGGAAAACTCATATCATACTCCTTTTAGAAACTTGCTATGCAATCGATAGCGAGTCTATTCATTTTTATTTTTGTCATTAGTTTCATTCCTGCTGCGTCATAACTGTTTACGATCAGCTTTAGACGCTCAAGATCAATCACGTCTATAAAATTTTTGTGAATTGGTTTGTTGCGGTTATATACTAGATTGTAAAGTATGTAGCACGCCAACACGTCAAGTTGTACTTTTTCGCTCATCAGTATGCGTATTGCATCTTTCAATCCTATGTCAACTTTTGCCTTTATGCTTCGTACAATTTTTGCATGGTCTTTTTGTTTCATGAAGTCATAAAGATCGTTTCTGAGTTCTTCGATTTGATCCTGTACCATTTCTTTGATGCCTTCATCCCATTTATATTCTGTTTGATGCACCAAGTCGTTTTTATATTTATCCGGGTTGTTTTTCTCTATGTCGTTAGATACATACAGGATGCCGTATGCCAGAGAAATAACACATAGATCACGTTTGTATCCACCTGTGTTTATTGAACTTTCTACGATTGTCATGCCGCACCACCAATCAACCAAGGTAAATCCCAATCTTCAATATTGAAATTGATCTCCTTGTTGTCAATTACTTTGATAAACTCTTTTGCTAAATAAAAAGATAAAATGGGTGGTACAGCATTTCCAATATG